CTTTGGGACACCTACACGGCCATGCGGGCCGAGGGAGCCCTAGGGGACGTGAAGATCCTGGACGGGGACCCGGAGGGGCCGGAAGACCAGGTGAAGGCCCTCCTACGGGCGCACCGATACGCCTTGGGCCAGGTGAAGGAGCGCAACCACTACGCCAAGCTGGAGCAGATCGCCCACAGTCGTCTCATGCGTGTCGTCGAGCGGTTCGCTGATGAGGAAGTGTTCTACTACCCCTACAACATGGACTTCAGAGGCCGGATCTACCCGATCGTGGACTACCTCTCGCCCCAGGGGCCGGACATTGAGAAGGCCCTCCTGACCTTCGCGGACAAGAGGCCCATAGGCGCCTTGGGCGGGAAGTGGTTGGCAATTCACCTGACGGGCTCCATGGGGGTCACCCCCGGCGGTACGCGGGTCTCCACGATGACGCTGATCGAGCGTCAGGTGTGGGTGGAGGACAACGAGGAGCGCGTCCTCCAGGTCGCCCGCGACCCTTGGGCGGACCTGTGGTGGACGGACGCCGACGACCCTCTCCAATTCTTCGCGGCGTGCTGCGAGTGGTCGCGTTGGGAGGAGGCCGGTTATTCTGGAGACTACCTATGCGGCCTCCCCGTAGCCATGGACGGATCCTGCAACGGGCTCCAGCACTTCGCGGCCATGTTCCGTGACGAGGTAGGGGCCGTGGCCGTCAACGTCTCGCCCAACGCCCGCCCCCGCGACGTGTACTCCCTGGTCGCAGAGCGGGTCCTGGACCTCCTGGAGGCCGAGGCCTTCGACAACCCCCTGGCGAAGTTGTGGCTGACCAGTGGACTTGTGGACCGAGAACTCACGAAGCGGCCCACGATGACCTTCGGCTACGGGTCCAAGGTCTTCGGCTTCACTTCGCAGATCACGGAGTACCTCCAGAAGGACACCGACTGGGAGACTACCGAGGCCCACTTCAGCGTCCTCAACGAGGAGACCGGGGAGATGGAGTCCGTAGTCTTCGAAGCGGCGGGTTATATGGCGAAGGCCATCTGGGACGCCCTGGGCGGCGTCGTTGTGAAGGCCTTCGAGGCTATGGAATGGCTCCAGCGGGCCGCGCGGGCCGTGACCGGCGAGGGTAAGCCCGTACAGTGGGAGGTCCCGTTGACCGGGTTCCCCGTGGTTCAGGGCTACTGGGAGATGAGCCGGAAGAAGGTGGAAACTATACTTGCGGGTAAACTTATAGCTCCCCGCTACCACGAGGCCACGGACAAGGTGGCCGTACACAAACAAGCAAACGCGATCGCGCCTAACGTGATCCATTCTCTAGACGCGGCCGCGCTCATGCTCACGGTACAGGCCGCGAGCGAGGAGGGGATCGAGGCCTTCGGTATGGTTCACGACTCCTACGCCACGGTGCCGGGGGACGCCGAGCTCCTGTCGGAGATCCTACGGCAGGAGTTCGTGCGTCTCTACCAGGTGGACGTGCCCGCCCTCCTACGCGAGCAGTGGCAGGAGCAGGTAGACGAAGCGGAGATCCCCGAGGCGCCCCGTCCCGGCTCTCTCGATTTGTCCGGCGTACTGGTCTCCGACTACTTCTTCTCCTAATACCCGACCAGCTAGGAGAACCCATCACTGAACGGCCCTGGGAGCACCAACGCTTCCAGGGGTCCTCCACATCTACCCGAAAGGGCGCAATGGAAAAGAACCTGAAGTACGCCATCCGGTTCCCTGGAACCCGCTACGACAACGGTGGCCCCCTGGGGAACCTCCTTGGAGGCCTAGAGGACGCCAAACTGCACGACAGCCTGGAGGAGGCTACGGAGCGGCTGAAGTACCTCATCTCCTACGAAATCTTATACAGGCGAGCCGTCATCACGCCCGTCGAGGTCTACACGGATCCGGCGAGCGTGGTGATCGCCGACCTCCTGGAAGCGAACGGCTTCGCAATCTCCCTGGAAGGCACCCGTAGCTTCTACGTCGGGACTCATGGGCGGGATATTCCCTACAAGGGCCCGATCGACAAGGCCGTCGTCTACGGCACCCTGACCGAGGCGCAGGAACGTACCAAGGAACTGAGGGAGCGGGGCTACAGCTACGCCCTCATCCACCCGGTAAAGACAACGGCCGACCGTACCAGCCGGCTGGACCTCGAAGCCGTCTAATACCCGACCAACTAGGAGAACCCATCGCCAAACGGCCCCAGCGACGCCCTAACCGACCCCTGGGGCCTACTCACATCCGTGGAGACCTGTGGAATGAACTACCTGTTCTTTGTCCCCCGTCGTAACAAACGCCTGGAGAACGAGATCGCGGACCTCAATGAGCTCATCCGTCGTTACAAGATCCGTACCGCCTCGCTGGAGCTGGAGAACGAGGTCCTACACGAACGCGTGACCAACTACATCGACGAGATCGAGAGCGCCCAGGAGCGGATCAAGAATCTCCGCGCCGCCCTACACGACGAACTCAACAGCGACGAGGTTCAATAATGCCTGTACCCACCCTACAGCCCGCCCAGCGGGACGTGTACGACAGCCTTCGCCGGTACCCCCGCACCGCCGAGCAGGTCGCCATCGACACCGGCTACTCCGGTAACACCATCCGGCCCCGCCTCCGTGAACTGGAGGACCGAGGCCTCATTCGCCGTTCCACCAAGACCCGACGCACCCTGTCGGGTCGCCGTGCAGCCGTATGGGAGGTGGTCTAATAGTGCTCCTCTTCGTCTCCGGGATCCTCACGACCCTCACGGTCCTCGTACTGGCTGCCCGCGTCTACCCGTTCCTCACGAGCCTGTTGATCCTAACCCTGTGGGACATCCGCCGGTCCAACGTGTTCGTGTGGTCGATCTTCGACGCCTACTTCCGCCAGAAGAGTTGGTGCACAGGTCCCCGTATGGGGCGCCTGACCCGCCAGCAGCGCCGCCGCATCGAGCGGCACCGTGTTCGGCTCGGGCTTCTCTGAACCCAAAGAATAACCCGACCTCCCCCATAACCCACCGCTCCTTAGCGGGGGCTTCGCCACAAACACCACAACACAGTAGGAGTACCAATGGCAAAGATGCCTCAAGAGCGTTTCACGTCTCCTATCGCTACCCTCGTGTGGCCCCACGTCCACGCGCCGGACACGAAGTTCGACGAGGATGGGGTTTACACGACCGAGTTCACGCTCACGCGGGAGGAGGCCCAGCCTCTCATCGACCTGGCGAAGAAACTGATCGCCCAGGCCAAGCGCCAGAAGCTTGCCAAGGCCCCGAACAAGGCCCCGTTCACGGAGAACGACGACGGGACCGTGACGTTCAAGGCCAAGAGCAAGCACCAGCCGGCGCTCTTCGACGCCCAGGGGACCCCGATGGCCCCCGGCGTGAAGGTCGGCGGCGGCACCCGCGCACGGGTCGCCGGGCTCATGCGGGTCTACGAGGGCTTCGGCCACACCGGCGTCACGCTCTACCTCAACGCTCTCCAGATCATCGACCTGAAGGAGTTCGGCGGCGGTGACGCCTCCAGCTTCGGGTTCGACGCTGTTGAGGGCTTCACGGCTCCTGTGGACGACACCTTCCCCGAGAACGATCCCCTGACGGAGCCCGACGAGGATGAGGAAGACGACGACTTCGTGGACGCGGACTTCTAATGACTAGCCGCGACCAGTTCCGATCGGGGCTGGAGCGGCGGATCGCGGCGCAGCTTCAACGGCTGGGTGTGGGTTTCGACTACGAGCCCTTTCAGATCCCCTACATCCAGCCGGAGAAGCAGCGTAGGTACCTCCTCGATTTCGTATTGCCCAACGGCATCGTGATCGAGGCCAAGGGCCGCTGGGAGACCGCGGATCGGCAGAAGTTCATCATGATCCGCGACACCTGGCCGGACCTAGACCTCCGTTTCGTCTTCTCCCGCTCGGCTACAACCATCTCGAAGACCTCCAAGACCACCTACGGCGACTACTGCGAATCGAAGGGTTGGCTCTACGCCGACAAGGAGATTCCACTCTCCTGGATCCAGGAGCCGCCCAATGAGAAGAGTATCGCGACGATCCGCGAGATCCTGAAAGCCCCCATCAACGCTAAAAGGAGGAAGAAGTGACACCCCCACGGCGACGACATACAACACGCGGCGTGATTCACTGCGCCGCCACCGACCCCCACTGGCACGGTCCGGTTGACATCGAGACCATCCGCCGCTGGCACGTCGAGGAACGTGGCTGGCTGGATGTTGGCTACCACGTCTACATTCGCCGCAACGGCGTCATCGAGATCGGCCGGGACTTCGGGGCCAGCGGCGCGCACGCCGCCGGCTACAACGCCGACAGCTTCGCTATCTGCCTGGAGGGCGGGGCGCGGGCCGTCCGCGACGACCAGGGCCGGTTCGTCCGACTGGAAGGCGTGAACAACTTCCTGCCGATCCAGTTCGAGGCCCTGCGGGTCATGATGCTGTCGGCCATGATTAAGTACCCAGAGCTTGACCACTGGGTAGGGCACCGGGATCTCCCCAACGCCAACACGTTCTGCCCTAGCTTCGATGTAGAGGAGTGGGTCCGCCAGGAGTTCCCCGACGGGCCCCGAGAGGAACTCCGCGCCTACTACGGCAGCGATCAGCAGCTGGACCTGTTCGGGGACTAGCAATGGGAACCTTCGTCCGTCATGAGCCCTGTCCGGCGTGTGGGTCGAGGGACAACCTCGCCCGCTACGACGACGGCAGCGCCTACTGTTTCGGATGTGAACACTACGAGCCCCCCTCAGGCGACGAGGGGGGTTCTTTTTCGACTCGAAAGAAAGGAGGCCGGCGAGTGTCGTTTCTGACCGGCGAGGCTCGCCGCCTCAAGAGCCGGAAGATCACGCAGGAGACCGCGGCGAAGTTTGGGTACCTACAGGCCAGGGACCGGAACGGCGGGCCTGTCCAGGTTGCACCCTACTACAACGCTACGGGCCAGCTCGTAGCACAGAAGGTTCGGACACCTGACAAGGATTTCTACGTCATTGGTTCCCTCGATGACGCCCTACCTTTCGGGGCCCGTCTGTGGCCGAAGACGGGCAAGAAGATTGTGGTCACGGAGGGCGAGATCGACGCTATGGCTATGAGCCAGGCCCAGGGTAACGCCTGGCCTGTGGTCTCGATCGCCAGCGGCGCCGGCCCGCAGACCAAGAGATACATCGCGAAGCACCGGGACTATTTCCGAGGCTTCGACGAAGTGATCCTCATGTTCGATATGGACGAGCCCGGCAGGAAGGCAGCCCAAGAGGCCGCGGCCGTGATCGGGTTCGACAAGGCCCGCATAGCCGAGCTCCCCCTGAAGGACGCCGGCGAGATGTTGGTGGCCGGTCGGACTAGGGAGCTCGTGGACGCCATGTGGCGCGCGGCGCCGTACCGGCCGGAAGGTATCGTAGACCTGGCAGACCTGAAGGACGAGATCAAGGAGCGGCCCCGCGAGGGGTTGTCCTGGTGTTTCGAGACTCTGACGAGGCTCACCTACGGGAAGCGACCGGGCGAGCTGTACGCCCTAGGTGCCGGCACGGGGATCGGTAAGACCGATTTCCTCACCCAGGACATGCGACACATGGTCGAGGTCCATGGGGAGAAGATCGGCGTCTTCGCCTTGGAGCAGAACCCGAAGGAGACAGGACTACGTCTCGTCGGGAAGTTCGCAGAGCGGCCCATGCACATCCCCGACTACTGGGATGAGGCCCTCTTCGACGAGGTGTGGGATAAATGGATCCGCGCCGGCCGAGTGTTCCTCTACAACAGCTTCGGGGTGAACTCCTGGGAGGCCATCCGAGACCGTATGAAGTTCCTCGCACACGCCCACGACGTTAGACACTTCTACCTCGACCACCTCACGGCCATCGCGGCCTCAGTGGAGGAGGATGAGCGGAAGGCCCTCGATAACATCATGGGTGAGCTCGGGAGCCTCGTGAAGGAGCTCGACTGCACCGTCACGTTCGTGTCCCATCTGGCGACCCCCGAAGGGAAGCCACACGAGGAAGGCGGTAGGGTCGCCATCCGCCACTTCCGCGGTTCCAGGGCGATCGGGTTTTGGGCCCACTACATGATCGGCCTGGAGCGCGACCAGCAGCACGAGGACGCGCGTTTCCGGCAGACCACCACCGTCCGGATCCTTAAGGACCGCTACACCGGCCGGGCAACGGGCGAGGTCTTCTACCTCGGCTACGACCACGAGACCGGAATGCTCTACGAAACGGAAGAGCCCACCACCGCCGAGGACCATGGGTTCCAACCAATACCCGACCCACTAGGAGAGGAAAACTCCGACGACACCAGCGTACAGGAAGCTGATTTCTAACAAGGAGGCCCCATGCAGAACGTCGTATGGGACATCGAGACCAATGGCCTCCTCGACGACCTGACGAAGGTACACTGCCTCGTGGTCAAGGATCTTGACACGGGGCAGGTCCTTTCCTGCACCGACAACTCCCCGGACTACCCCAGCATCGAGGAGGGCCTACAAGTCCTCTCCCAGGCTAAACGCCTCTACGGACACAACCTGATCGGGTTCGACATCCCCGCCCTCCAGAAGGTCTACCCCGAGTGGTCCTTTCAGGGCAAGGTCTTCGATACCCTGGTAATGGTCCAGCTACGCTACGCCCATATCAAAGAGTCCGACTACGAACGGGCCGCGCAGCGGAAGCTCCCGTCCAACCTCATAGGGAGCCAAGGCATCGAGGCCTGGGGATACCGCCTGGGGATCCATAAGGGCGAGTACACCAAATGGTGCGAGCAGCAGGGCATCGAAGACGCCTGGAGCGAATGGCGTCCCGAGATGCAGGACTACTGCGAACAGGACGTGGAGGTAAACGAGTCCCTGGTCCGGAAGCTCCGCAAGGCCAAGGGGATCTCTCAGGAGTCCTTGGACGCCGACCTGGAACTCTCCTGGTACCTAGCCCAACAGGAGCGCAACGGTTGGCCGATTCAGGAGGAGAACCTTCGGGACCTGATCGTAACCCTCACGGACCGCAAGCGGGGACTTGAGGAGGTCCTGATCGACCGCTTCGGGTCCTGGTTCGTCAGCAACGGCGAGGTCACGCCGAAGCGGACTATGCGCCGCAAGAGCGGTACGCCCGGCGTGTGGGAGCACGTCACGAAGGGAGCCCCGTACACCAAGATCAAACTGATCGAATTCAACCCTAACAGCCGGCACCACATCTCTGACCGGCTCATCAAGGTCTACGGCTGGGAGCCTATTGAGTTCACCCCGAGCGGCCAGCCGAAGGTGGACGAATCCACCCTGAAGGGCCTCAGCATCCCCATCACCGACGAGCTCAACGAGTATCTCATGGTCGCCAAGCGACTCGGGCAGGTCTCGGAAGGTACTCAGGCCTGGACGAAGCACCTGAACGACGACGGCTACCAGGGCGGGCGCCTCACGGGGATGAGACACATCCACCACTCGATCCGCAACGTTACGGTCACGCACCGCCACCGCCATTCCCACCCCAACCTGGGCCAGGTGCCTGCCAGTTACAGCCCCTACGGCAAGGAGTGTCGCGCCGTCTTCACCGTCCCTGAGGGATGGGTTCTCGTCGGGGCCGACGCTGACGGCCTGGAACTACGGTGCCTAGCGCATTACATGGGCCGCTACGACGGGGGGAAGTACGCCAAGGCGATCCTGGAGGGCCGCAAAGAAGACGGCACCGACATCCACTCCATGAACGCCAAGGCCCTTGGACTGAGCCGAGATGATGCGAAGACTTGGATATATGCCTGGCTCTACGGGGCCGGGGACGCCAAGCTCGGCTCAATCTCCCACCCGACTACCAGCGAGCAGGAGCAGCGGAAGATCGGCGCTCGGCAGAAGACTGACTTCCTCCAGAAGGTGCCAGCCCTCAAACACCTTCAGGACGCTATCAAAGCAGCCGTCAAGAGGGGCTACGTCCTCTTACCGGACAAGCGGCGGGCCTACATCCGCCACGAGCACGCGGCGCTGAATACGCTCCTCCAAGGCGCCGGTAGCATCATCGTGAAGCACTGGATCGTGAACATCAACCGGGCCCTCTGCGAGCGGTTCGGGACCCCACCAGGCGGCGGGTGGCAGCACGAATGGGCGGCGGTGGGGTGGATCCACGACGAGGTACAGATCGCCGTGCGTGAAGAGTACGCAGAGGTGGTCAAGGAGATACTCGTTTCAACCATTCAACCCGTAGCTAAGAAGTTCGGGTGGCGTCTGCCGCTAGCAGCCGGGGCTGACATCGGCCGGACGTGGCGGGAGACTCACTAGCATGAATCCGCATCATCTACAGGGGGCCGCGACCGAGTATGAGGTTGCGGCCTTCTACCTTTCCAGAGGCTATGCCGTCTACTGGCCCTCAGTGACGCAGAGCCGACACGACCTTGTGATCCAGAAAGACGGAGTGTTCGAGACCGTGCAGGTCAAGAGCGCCCGCGAAGAGGAGTCCGGACCGAACACCTACCTACGAGTTCGTCTAGACAAACCGGACCGAGGGACGCGGCCCTACGAGCCAGGGGATTTCGACATCTTGGCCGTAGCCCACCAAGGCCGTGTGTGGCTCATCCCCTTCGAGGACCTACCCTCCCTCTCGTCAATCACGTTGGAGAAGTGGGGACCGTCCACACGGCCTTGGGAGCACGACTACAACCCTGATAACTGGAGAGTGAAGTGAGTTACTACGACCACAGAGACGACAGCCGGTTTGTACGGCGGAGACTGGCCCATGACCTCTAAAAAGAAGAAACGCACCGTCCTCCTCGACGGGGACACGGTGATCTACTCGGCCGCGTCCGGCGCCGAGCAGGAGGTCCAATGGTCCGAATGGCTTTGGACCCTCCACGCGAACCTCGATGACGCTATCGAGCGCCTGGAGACCAGCATCACGAGGATCGTGGAGGACCTTGAGGCCGACCACCTGGTTGTCGCTCTCTCGTGTGAGGAGGAGACCCGGTGGAGGCCCCTGGTCATGCCGGACTACAAGGCCAACCGCACGAAGAGTCGTAAGCCCGTCGTCTACCAACCCCTTCGGGAGTACGTCCTGGAGAAGTACGACACCTACCTCCGACCTACGCTCGAAGGGGACGACGTGCTGGGGATTCTCGCCACGCATCCGCGGCTCTACCCTGGCGAGAAGATCATCGCCGCGATCGACAAGGACATGCGGACGATTCCGGGACTCTTTTACGACTACGACAAGAAGACCCTGGAAAACATCACGTTGAAAGAGGCTGACCGCTTCTTCTACACCCAAGCTCTCACGGGAGACCCTACGGACGGCTACAAGGGCTGTCCAGGGATCGGCCCCAAGAGGGCCGCGAAGATCCTGGACCCCTTCTTCAAGGACGAAGAACCTGACCTGGAAGGGGCCTGGAAGGCCATCGTCGAGGCCTACGAGAAAGCAGGCCTCTCTGAGGAGGTCGCCCTCATGAACGCTCGCGTTGCCCGCATCTGCCGGGCTACCGACTACGACTACAATAAGAAGGAGGTCATCCTATGGACACCATAAGGTACCGCTGTGCTGGTTGTGGAACCACGAAGTCGTATTCTCCTCTAAACCCACTCTCCCCTGTATACACTGTTTGCGCCACTCCTGGGTGTCAGGGATACCGCGTCGAGCCTGTCCCTACGGAGGAGACAGAAGAGGTAAAGGAAACCACCTCCGAGAAGGACCCTCGCCTAGGACCACAACAGGACGTACTCCGGGCTCTACCCAACGACCGTGGGGACCGCAAGGATACCCCCATCGCCACGGGGGTCATCGATTATTTCCCTCTGGCCCTTGCAGAGGTCGCGAGGCTCTCTAAGGCCGGTAACGACCAACACAATCCCGGACAGCCGCTCCATTGGGCCCGTGGGAAGTCGACCGATCACGCTGATTGCCTCATGCGGCACCTAATCGAGCGCGGTACCTTGGACACGGACGGAATCAGTCATACGGCCAAGGTGGCCTGGCGGGCTCTGGCAATGCTCCAGGAGGAGTTGGAGGCCAAGGCCGGGTTCGACCCCAACGGGGGAGGGGCCGATGTTTGATCCCTGCGAGAACCTACGCTCCGCGCTCCAGGACATCGCGGACTCTGGGGGCTACAACCCGGAAGCCTACCACGATGAGGATAGCTTCTTCGACCCGATGGACGCAGCGGGGGGAAACTTCGACGACGCTTACGAACTTGGCGTACTACGGGGCCTCTACCTGGCTGCGGAACGGGCCAAGAAGGGTCTCAAAGACGCGGAGGTAACATGATCATCCTATGCGACGTGGACGGGGTGGTGGCCGACCTCCTCAGCGAGTGGGTTCGGCGCTACAACGCGAAGTACGACGACGATCTCTCCCCGGAGGATATCACCGAATGGGATATGCACCGCAACGTCAAGCCTGAGTGCGGGACGGACATACACAACTTCCTCCGAATGCCGAACCTGTACTCCATGGTGGAGCCCATCCCCGGAGCCCTCGAAGGTATCCAGGAGCTCCGCCGCCGCGGCCACCGTGTCGTCTTCGTAACGGCTGCGGTGGTTGGTTCGATGGACCAGAAGGCCCGTTGGTTGAAACGACACGGGTTCCTCACGGACCTCAACGACCTCATCGTGGCGCAGGATAAGAGCCTTGTCCAAGGACAGGTCCTCATTGACGACGGGGCCCACAATATCGAGACCTTTCCCGGCTACGCACTCCTCTACAAGGCGCCCCACAACGAACAGTTCGTATGGCCTTTCCGGGCTGACGACTGGGCCGAAGTGATCGACCAGATCGACGAGATCGAGCACGTCCTGGGAATCAACCCGGAGACGGCCCACTGACCCTGTAGGGGGTCCTTCAATACCCGACCATATAGGAAGGACCCCCTATGTATCCCACCCGAGGTATACCGTGCAAGCACCCTACATCCCACCTGAGGTTCTTGTCTGGTTGGAGCACTTGTTCCCCGGAAGGGTCCCCGAAGACCCCCTCACGGAGAAGCAGTACGACGTACTCGTCGGTCAGCAACAGGTAGTCGGGCGAGTGCGTCGGGAGGTCCAACGGCAAGCCAATGACCTCACCCAAGTTTAGCAGGAGGCTGAATGGCAGAACGAGAAGCCCCTGCGCTTGAGAGAGCCACGGCACAGGAGCGATACACCCGTCTCCAGACGGAGCGGAACCCGTACTTGGAACGGGCGCGTGCGTGCGCGAAGCTCTCCATCCCCGCCCTAATTCCTGAAGAGGGCGATAACTCCTCACAGGAAACCTACCAGCCCTTCCAGAGTATCGGAGCCCGTGGCGCCAACCATCTAGCCGCGAAGCTCATGCTGGCCCTCTTCCCTCCGGGCCACACGTTCTTCCGCCTCTCGATGGAGGAGTACGTCCTCGACGAACTCATTTCCGAGACCGGGGCGGGCTACGAGGACGCGAAGGGCGAGTTCGACGCTGCGTTGTCCCGCGTGGAGCGCACCGTCATCACACGAATGGAGCACCGCGGCTACCGCGCGACCCTCAACGAGGTCATGAAGCACCTGATCGTGGCCGGCAACGTCCTCATCCAGATCATGAAGGATGGTGGCGTACGGCTGCACCCTCTCTCCGCATACGTTGTCAAGCGGGACAAAGCCGGTAACGCGGTAGAGATGGTAATTAAGGAGACCGTGGCCCGTGTGGCGCTCCCGGAAGGGGCCCGCGAAGTGGTTGAGGGTGAAGAGCCCCAGCAGGGCCTGAAGGAAGACGGCCCGACCACGGATGACATCGACATCTACACCCGCGTCCTCCGAAAGGACTCCCGGTGGGAGGTTTACCAGGAGGTACTAGGGAAGCCGATCCCTGGCTCCGAAGGGACCTATCCGCTCGATAAGTGTCCGTGGATTCCCCTACGCCTCATAAAGGTGGATGGGGAGGACTACGGCCGTGGGTTCGTAGAGCAGTACATAGGCGACCTCAGGAGCCTGGAGGCCCTGGCAAAGGCCATCGTCATGTTCACCGCCGCCGCGGCCAAGATCCTCGTGTTCGTGGACGACAACGGCCGCGTGACGGTGAGGATGGTCAGCGAGGCCGAGTCCGGGGATGTACTCCCCGGCAACGCCAAGGACGTAACGGTCTTCCAGCTCGATAAGTTCGCGGACTTCCGGGTCGCCAAGGAGACCATGGACGACATCCGCCAGCGGCTCGAAGAGGCCTTCCTCCTCTTCAGCGGGGTCCGACGGGACGCCGAGCGAGTGACCGCTGAGGAGATCCGTGCCGTGGTCCAGGAGCTCGAACAGTCCCTCGGCGGGATCTATTCTGTCCTGGGGCAGGAGCTACAGGCGCCTATCGCCAACGTACTCCTACACCAGATGGCGAGGGCCGGGGACATTCCCCGCCTACCCGACAACGCGGTCCGCGCCGAGATCATTTCCGGGGTGGACGCTCTTGGAAGGACCGCCGACCTGAACAAGCTCCGCGAGTTCCGACAGGAGCTCGTCGAGACCTTCGGGCCGGAAGCCGTGGCTAACCTGTTCCGACAGGAAGCCTTCGCCAAACGCGTGGCTACCGCTGTGGGGCTCAACTACGAGGGCCTCATCAAGACCGAGGAAGAACTCCAGGCCGAGCAAGAGGCCGCACAGGCTCAGGCCATGGCCGAGAAGGTCGGCCCTGAGGCTGTCCGACAAGCCGGCCAACCGTCCCCTGAAGGAGAGATATGAGTAAGAAGAAGAGCACCAAGACGGCGACGAAGGCCGCTGAGAAGAAGACCGAGAACGTGGCCATTGAGACCAGCCGTAAGGGAATCTACCGGAGGACTAACTAATGGCGCACGACAGCGTCGAGGTCACAGTGGGCGAGGAGGACATCGAGCCTGATCCTCAGTCCCCTGAGGCCGGCGACCTCCTCGCCGGGAAGTTCAAGACCACTGACGACCTTGTGAAGGCCTACAAGGAGTTGGAGTCCAAACTGGGTTCCATTGGGTCCCAGGAGTCCGGCGAGGCCTCCGAGGCTCCCCCGGCCCCCGAACGTCCGGACGGTACCATCGACACGAGCGAGCCTGAGGTCCCGGAGACCCCGGAGTCCTTCACCCTCGCGGATGTGGTGGATGAGCTCTCCGAGAGCGGCGAGATCTCCGACGAGACCTACGAGCGCCTGGAGAAGGAGAAGGGCCTCTCCCGAGCCGACGTGGACACCTGGGCCGAAGGTATCAAGGCCCGCGGCGAGCGGCTCGTGGCGGAACTGAACGACGCTGCGGGAGGCCCTGAGGCCTTCCGGTCCCTCCTGGATTGGGCCAAGACCGGCCTCCCGAAGGAGGAGATCGAGGCCTACAACGAGGCGGTCGGCACCGGGAACGCGACCCTCGCCAAGATGCTCCTGAGGTCCATGCGGGCCCAGTACGAGGCCACGAACGGCCGAGAGCCGAACCTTGTGGGCGGTGAGAACGTCCCGCAGAGTCGGGGCGTGAAGCCCTTCTCCAGCCTCGACCAGCTCACGGCCGCTATGGGCGACCCGCGCTACCGTACCGACCCGACCTACCGGGCCGAGGTGGATAAGCGGGTGGCCGCTTCGGACATCCTCTAATACTGAAACCCAAGATCAACCTGGCGAAGCCTGGTAGGGAGGACATCCCCATCCTTCGCCGGAACCTCTCGACCTCATAGGCCCTGAGCCTGTGAGGCCTCTTCCAACCACCGGAGATGTTATGCGCTTCTCATGGCGGCAGCTTCGCCCGGCGTTCCTCGCTATTGGTTCTGCGTTCGCCGGCCTGGGTCTCATCCCGGCCGAGTTCGCTACGGCCATCGTGGAGAACGCTGAGCTTGTTGTGTCCGGGATTCTCGGCGCCTGGTCGGCTACGGCCTGGCTTCGTAATCGCTCGGACAACAAGGAGTAGTTAGGCCCCTCACGGGGCTCTGCCGGGGCCCTACGGGTCTCCCTCCTGCCCGTTCCTCGGGCCCCGGCTCCTATACGGATCGTAGCTCAGTTGGTAGAGCCGGGCTGAGAAAGTCCTAAGGTGCGCGGGTTCGATCCCCGCCGATCCGTCTTGTAGTACCCCACCCCAAGGAAAACAGCACCGGATTCCACACCCCTTCTCAGGGGGTGGAGCCCAACCCCTTGCAGACCCAAGGAGTACCTCGGGCCCGTTGCGACGGACACCCCTGGAGAAACAAGGCGCACAGCAAGGCGAGAGGGCACCGGAGCTAACCCTCAGGTCAACTCTTTCCTTGGAAGTAATCCCACCATGGCAAACGCTAATCCTCTACGCATCGGCCAGGTAAACCAGGCCGGTGACGATCGTGCGCTGTTCCTGAAGATTTACGGCGGCATGGTCGTAACAGCATTTCGTCGGCGTACTGCGTTCATGAGCCGACATCTCGTGCGGAACATCCCGTATGGCAAGAGCGCCAGCTTCCCCCGTACTGGCCGGGTGTCGGCGTACTACCACACGCCGGGCCATGAGATCCTGGGCGAACAGGCTAACCAGGCCGAGGCCATCATCACGGTGGACGACATCCTGGTGAGCCCCATGTTCATCCCGGAGATCGACGAGCTCATCAGCCACTTCGAGGTCCGCTCGGAGTACGCGGCCCAGCAGGGCGAGGAGCTCGCGAACATCTTCGACATGAACGTGGCCCGTGTCGCCATCCAGGCGGCTCGTGCGTCGAACCCGGTGAACGGCCTCCCGGGCGGTGAGCAGATTTGGTCTGCCGACGCCCTCACGGACGCCGACACTTTCGCGGACATGCTCTTCGAGGCCCAGGCCCGCCTGGACGAGAAGGATGTTCCCGACAGCGACCGTTATTGCTTCGTCAAGCCGGATCTCTACTACCGCCTGGTCTCGTCCAGCTCGAAGGCGATTCACCGCGACTTCGACGGTCAGGGGAGCTACGGTGACGGCGTTATCATCCGCATCGCGGGTCTGCCGATCATCAAGACCAACAACCTCCCGACCGAGGACGACACCACCAACACCGACCTGCACCAGAAGTACCGTGCGGACTACTCGGATGTGGCCGGCCTCGTCATGCACCGCTCGGCGGTCGGTACGGTGAAGCTGAAGGACCTCGCGGCCTCGATGGACTGGGACCCGCGGCGACTGGGCACGCTCCTCACGGCGCGGTACCTGGTCGGCCACGGCTGGCTCCGTCCCGAGAGCGCGGTCGAGCTCCGTACTACGGACCCGAACGGCTAAGACTTAGACCTAACGACCGGAGGGTAGGGCACGTTCCCTACTCTCCGGTTTTTTTCATCCCCACACCCGATGACGAACCATGTTAACGAACATTGCCCCAACGACGGAGCTCCAGGCGGTCAACGCCATGCTGTCGTCCATCGGTGAAGCCCCCGTCCAGAGCCTTGAGACCTCGCCCCGAGGGGACGTGGAGAAGGCCCTGAACATCCTCAGGGACGCTACACGAGAGGTCCAGGCCCGGGGGTGGCGGTTCAACACCGAGTTCAACTACAAGCTGACGCCGGTTGCCACCTTCGAGCATTCGGACGGCGGCACCCTCAACGTCTTCACTCCCCCGCCGAACCTCGCCGGGTTCCGCCTCTCCCTCCGGGACGACCAGTACGGCATGGACGCCGTGGTCCGGAAGTCCCGCGAGTACCTGGTGGACGGCGAGCCCGTAGAGGTCCTCTACGACCGCATCCGCGGACGGGACGGGTGGGAGGAGGACACCCTCTACATCGACCCGACCTGGTTTCTGGAATCCTTCAGCGACCTACCGGAGACCGCCCGGCGCTACATCGTTGTGGTGGCCTCGCGGCGCTTCGCGGCCGACCAGGGCGCTTTAGAGAAGAGCCGCCTGGGCGAACAGGACGAGCAGGTGGCCTTTCAGGACCTCATGCTCGAACAGCGCCGGGGTCAGCCCCAGGCCGCACCCTGGAGCCAACAGACCTCCGAGCTCGACGCCCTGAACCAGGTCCTCGCTAACCTGGGGATGGAGGAGGTCCCGAGTCTCTACGCCCTGTCGCACGAGGCCGTCCACGCCCTCAACGTCCTTCGCCGCGTGGCGCGGGAGGTTCAGAGCGAGGGCTGGCGGTACAACACTGACCTAGGTCTGGAGTTGGAGCCGGTCGCTGAGTTCGAGGGACGTAACATCTTCGTGCCCCCTGCGGACAACATGATCTCCTGGGAGCTCGCCCGGATCCCCGAGCAGCGGGAGCTCCTGGTCTCCCTGAGGCCCCCTAAGGAGTACGACGGGCATCCCCGGATCTTCTACGATCGACGCTACAACCGCGACGGTCTAGACCTCCCCCGGCTCCTCATTAACGCGATCTACTTCTTCAAGTTCGAGGACATGCCGGACGTGGTGAGGCGATTCATCGTTGCCCTCGCCTCGAAGCAGGTCGCTGAGGCGCTCCCCAACGGCGCCGACCGGGCCCGCGTGACCGAGGACGACATCAGTCGCGCCTGGCGCCAGCTACAGCGTGAGCAGGGCGACACGGAGCGGTACAGCTTCGTGGACAGCCGGCTCTCCCTGGAGATGTTGGGCGGCCGACAGGGTTCCCACAGTTTCGTCCCGAACAGGAACTACACCGAGTAAGAAAACATGGCCCATATTTCTGACACTCTCGCCAGCCTGAGCGGCGGGGTATCCCAACGGCCACCAAGGCTTAGGCACCCCTCCCAGGCCTCCGAGGTTGTGAACGGGTGGGCCACGGTGGCGGGGGGTGTGGCGAAGCGCCCGCCCCTCAATCACGTCGCTACTCTATCCGAGGACCCTAGCGGCTACACCACGGGCCTCGTGGAGACCTACGTCCGGGACAATGACTCCCGGTTCCGTGTGGTTATCGCCGGCGGGGACCTGAAGGTGTTCGACGCCGAGACCGGTGCCGAACAGGTGGTCCATTTCCCGGACGGGAAGGGGTACCTTTCAGGCCCCGGCGGTTTCCGCACGGTGGCGGTAGGAGATCGTATGTGGATCCTCAACCAGGGCCGGACCATCGAGGCCTTGGAGGATCGCGCGCCCCTCCAGGAGCCCCGCGGCCTCATCTACATCCGCCAGTCCGACTACGGCACCCGATACGAGATCCGGCTTGACGGCCGGACCATGTACTACACGACCCCTTCCGGGAACAGCCCGAACGACCGGGAGAGGATCGACACCACCAACGTAGCTAGGGCCTTCCTAGAAAGGCTCCGGTACTCTTACGACTACTTTGGTCACTACTTCGAGGGAGAGCAGTACGGCTCCACCATTGTGATCCGGCGGAAGGACGGACGGGATTTCCGACTAACAGGATCGGACGGTCTAGCGGATCGGGGCATGGTGGTGGTCAAAGGTTCCGTACAGACGTTCGAGGACCTCCCCTCCCGCGCCCCCAACGGGCTAGTGGTGGAGGTCGCTGGGGATCCAGGGACCGGAGATGACAACTACTGGGTGCGCTACGACGACCGCGGCAGTCCTGAGAAGGATGGAGTGTGGCGCGAGACAGCGAAGCCGGGGACCAGGACCCGCCTGGATCCCGAGACCATGCCGCATCTCCTCCAGTACCGCGGGGCCTTCATGGACCCTGTAGAGGCCCAGGCCTTCCCCCCGGAGCCCGTGGTGGGTCCTGGGGACGTGACCGAGGCGACATCACCCTGGACCGATCGTGGGGTGTGGGAGGACGAAGGCTCAGAGCCTATCCTGGAGCAAACCGACCAGGACATCACCGAGCACCGTGAGTTCGTCCAGGCTAGCATCCCAGCGGGCTACGCCGGCCAGCGGCGCCAAGTCTCTGCCTCGTACAGTCTCGACACCGCTGGGATGGTGGCGGGCTCTAGGGTCCTACTCAACCTCTACCAGGTCTCCCCTGGGGAGCCTACCGTAGTGGCCCGTAGGATGTACCAAGGGGGCTCGGGGGTCCACCATGACACCCTAGACACCGAGGTAGTGGTGCCTCCTGGCGGGGCCGCCTACCGACTCCTCATGGAGTACAGCCAAGGCGAGACTCCCCAGGAGATGTATCGCCGGGCCAACCTCTTGGTGTGGGGTTACAACGCCGGCCTACGGCACTACTCCTGGGATTCACAGGAGCTACAGATCCCGGACGGGGGGCTATACCCTGTCGGCTGGGAAGTGGAAGTGTCAGTGGGCGGCTCAGTCTACGAGTACGTCATCGAGGACCAGCCCCTAAGGGCCCACGCAGTAGCCACTGAGCTCGCTGCGTTGATTCCCGGCGCTACCGCCCAGGGTACCCGAGTTAGGATCCCCACCACGGAGACGGTCGAGGCCAGCCTCACCTGGAGCGACGAAACCCACCTGTACGCCGGCACGGCGCTAAACCTCCCACCAGATGCCTATGTAGGACTCACGGTCCGCAACCTGACCGACAGGTCTGAGGGGACCATCGAGAGAACCGTAGGAGGCCTGGTGGTGGTCACCGGACTGACGGGCGGGGAGCGCAACCGCTTCGAGGCCGGGGACGAGTGCGAGATCACGGAGACCGGGGACTACTTCGTCTTCCGGCGTTCGGCCTGGGCCCCGCGAGAGGCCGGCGACGAGGAGCGTTGTCCCTTCCCTAGCTTCGTAGGCTGGAAGGGCCGCGAGGTCTTCTTCGTCGAGGACAGGCTCGGCATCACCGCCGGCGGGTCCGTCGTCCTTTCTAGGTCAGGGGACCACACAACCTTCGTCCGTCAGAGCGCGCGGGTCCTCCTGGACAGCGACGTGATCGACGTGGAGAGCTCAGGCCGACGCACGGCCGAGTTCCACACCGCGATCGAGTGGGATCAGGGGCTCTTCCTCCTAAGCGACCTGGGGCTCTACCGGCTCGGTGGGGATCCCTTTCTCTCGCCCCGGTCGGTCTCGCTGGGCCTCGTGGCCGAGCTCCCGAACGACCCGGACGTTCGCCCTGTTGTGGCGGGCTCCCGGATCTACTTCGTCCGGCGAGGGGTGGAGGGTGTCCAAGTCCTCGAAGCGTCCGTGAGGCAGAACCTCCGGGTGGCGGCTGACAACCTGACCGTGGAGATCCCTACCTACATCCAAGGGGCCCCGAAGGCCCTAGCGGTTGACCCAGCCCTGGGGGTGCTGGCCCTCCTAACGAGTGCCGGCCTCTACGTCTACACCTACCACGACGAGCCCGGTCACGGCCGGATCCTCTCCGCATGGTCCCGTTGGGAGATCCCTGAGGGGGCTGTGGACGTGAGTCTCTTGGATGGGGTCCTCTCCGTGGTGACGGTACGGGGCAGCGGGGTCTACCTAGGCGAGATCAACCTGAGCGGGGAGCTACCGTCAGGTCCTCAGGACTACCGGGACACTGTGGGTCCTGAGACCCTGGACTACGGGTTCACCTACGAGTTCACGCCGATCCACGTTCGTAACGAGTACGGTAAGATCATCCCAGGGGACCTCCGGGTCCTGTACGTCGAGGTCCACTACCACGACACAACAGGCTTGACCCTCCAGGTGTCCCCCGAAGGGCGCCAGACCTACACCTACACCGAAGAGGCCTCGGTGGCCTCCGAAGGGACCTTGAGAGCCCCTGTAGGGGCCAAGGACTACACCCTCACCCTCACCGACCACGGTCGAGGGCCGTGCGCGGTCTCTTCTCTCGACTGGGAGGGGATCTTCTACCCCAGACAGCACCCTAGATTACGACAGGAGAGATAATGCTTCCAGCAGCGATTCTAGCCGGCGTCCAGGCCGCGGTCTCGATCGGGGGCGCCATCACCGGTCACGCCGCCCGGCAGCGGGAGGCAGACCGGTCTGAGGAGGCCACCCGCCAGGCCCTCAGGCTCCAGAGCCGGGACCTCACCATCCGTGGGATCGAGGAGGTCCAGGCGGCGGCACAGGCCCGTAGCCAGGCCGAGCGGCAGGCTCAGGTGGCTACGGGCTCCGCCCAGGTTTCAGCGGCCTCTGCGGGGGTCCGTGGGGCCTCCGTAGACGCCCTGGTTTCTGATATCTCCGGGGACCTCGGTAGGGTCTACCAGAGCATCGACTTCAACACGGTTACCGCCCTCGATCAGATCCAGCGGATGAGGGAGGGGGCGGAACTCGAAGCACAGTCACGGCTGAACTCCATCGAGCGGCCCAGTCTCTTGCAGACCCTCCTCCGGGTCGGCGCCGGCGGGCTGGACGCTTATTCCACGTACCAACGCTTCGCCCGTCCCGTGGGGGCGGATCAACCTGAGGAGGAGGAATAATGCCCACACGCGGACGCCAACGGGTCATGGTCGGGAGCGGCCTGACCCCTGAACGGCTACAACCTCGTGCGAGTCCCTCCGGATCCTTTGTGGCCCCTGAGAGGTCCAGGACCCTACGGGGGCTCGCCCAGGGCCTTGCAGAGATCGCGCCCTCCCTGGGCCGCTTCGCTGACCAGACCCTTGAGCGACGGGCGAGGGTCCAGGAGCAGAAGGGCCGTGCAGAGGCCCAACGTCTCCTGGAGGACCAGCAGACCTACAGGCAGGCCGTCAGGGACGGACTTATCCGACAGGATCAGAACCCTTGGTTTCGGCTTGGGATGAAGCGGCAGTTTGCTACGGTCGCCGCCGACCGCTACGCCGCCCGTCTCCATGCCGAGGCCAACGCCCTCCTCGCTGGGGGTGCGACCGACCCCGAGCAGTTTCAAGCCCTCGAAGCACAACTCCGTAGGGAGTTCGTAGCCGAGGAGATCGGGGAGGGCAACCGGGACGCTGGGTTCGACGCCTTCTTCGCGGACGCTGTGAACCAGCGGGCCGCAGGTATCGCTCGGCAGTTCGCGGCCCAGGCAGGGGCCCAGGCCGTCCGACAGTCTACCGAGACTGTGGGCGCTGAGGCCATGGGGATCTTGGACAACCTGGAAGGTCTTGAGACTAACGAGGTAGGGGAACGACTCGACGAGCTTGCCCGATGGGCCATTCAGGAGCACGGACTGGACGGGACGCGGGTGAATGAGGTCCTGGAGGAGGCGATCATCACGCACGCCGTCACCACCAGGGACCCAGACGCCCTCCTCTACGCCCGTTCGGTCAAGACCCACGGGGGTAAGACCCTCGCGGACATCCCTAGGTTCCGCCGGGCCGCTGAGGAAGCGGCGCGACGCATCGAGGACCTGGAGGACCGAGACCTTCGCCGGGAACAGACCGCTCGTCAGGAAGAGGCCTACAAGGTCCAGATGGACTACTACGAGGAGGTCCGGCAGAAGGGCCTCCACAACGTCGATCACGAGGACTGGAACCTCCGTATGGGGATCCTGGACCCACGGATGGCTACGGATCCCCTTGCGGTCCGCGGTAGGGTCAACCAGGCCCTCCAGGACTACGAAGTGGATCCCCTACGGCTCGCCCACATCCAGGCCCGAGCACAGGCCGGCGAACTCTCCATGCACGATCTCATGCAGGGGTGGCAGCAGGGCGTGTACTCGGACACGGAGTACCTCCGGGCGATCGGCTATGCCGCCCAGTACGCCCAGTGGCAGCACGCGCTCATGCAGGGCTCGGAAGATCCCTTCAAGGAGGACTACTGGCAGGACAGCGAGCGGTTCATCCGCCGGGTGGCCGGGTCCGAGAGTATCTTCGAGTCCTTCGGGGCCGAAGCGGGCCGGCAGGCCGAGATCCTCGCCCGACAGGCCCTTACCTGGGCACGCGAGCGGTGGTGGCAGTATTGGACAGAGGGTGGTGGACGCGAGGCCGGGCCTATGGAGCGTATGGCCGAGCTCGACCGGATCTTCGAGGCCACCCGCCGGCAGTTCTTCCCGCTCCAGACGCAGGAGGCCCAGGCAGCGGTTGCTCCCCACAACCCCCTGGACTGGAATAAACCGATCCTCCAAGGGGATGAGGTAGCAGAGCTGCGGACCTTCCTCGATGCAGAGGGCACTCTCAGTAACTCCCTAGCCCTGAAGCTGTGGCGCTACGGCGTCCCCTTCGAGGTCATCAACCTCCAGAACCCCAACTCCCTTGAACGACTAGAGGCCCTTACGAGCCGTCAGGAGCGAGCCTATGGGATTGTTAGGGAGGAAGAGTCGAGCCCCGTAGAGCCCGAGCAGTCAGACCAGTCTGACGACAGGGACGCCGGCGAGTCCTCCCTCACAGCGGAGGCCATCGACCTCCTCCAGAGTGATCCCAAGCACAGTCTCGTAGCCCGGCGGGTCCTCGCGGGGACCGCCAGGCAGGAGTCCCTGTTGAGGGCAGTACAGGCCGAGATCGCCCGCCTGGAGAAATCGGAAGACCGTCTACTCGGCTACGAGGCCCAGGGGGGTGACCCCGATAATCTATCCCCGGCGTCCGCCAGGGTCTACCAGCGACTAGTGGACGACGTAGAACGCCTTGAGGTCCTTCGCGGCCTTCTCAACCCATAAAGGAGCACCATGTTTCAACAGGAGCAGTTCGGGCAGCAGCCCGGCCTCATCTCTGAGGAAGAGCGCGCCCGGCGCCTCCGGGAGCTCCGCGCCCAGCGCGAGGAGAACCAACGGGCCCAGACCTGGCAACAGGCCATGGAGCCCCAGGAAGTGGTGGCGGGCGAGAGGGCCGTACAGGGCCCTCAGGAGGTCACGGAAGAGTGGCTGGGCCCAACGACTCCTGTAGGCCCCCAGGACCCCCAAGGGGACGTAGAGGCGCCTGAAGACCGTACCTTGGGGGACGTGGTAAAGGACACCGGCCGGGCGGTGGTACGAGGAGCCGCGGGAGCGGTCAACGAAACCACATCCTTCTTCACGTTCGGGAAGTTCCGCCCCATCGACGAGGACAGACTCCCGGAGATCGAGTCCGATCACGGGGCCTACCAGTTCGTCGAGGGTATGAGCCAGTTCCTCACCGGAATGGTGGGGGCTGGTAAGGTCCTCAAGCCCCTCCAGCTTGGCCGTAGGGCCTATCGGGTCATGCGGGGAGCTGGGATCGGTAAGCGGGTGGCGAAGCCCGTAGCCCTCATGGTCCCCGCCGAGGCCGCGTCAGTAGTGACCGACTTCGTGGCCTTCAACCCCTACGAGGAGCGTCTGGCTGACCTCGTGGCCTCTTCGGGCCCTGAGTTCGCCCGCCCGATCGGTGAGTGGCTCGCCTCGAACGAGGACGATCCGGAGCTATGGGCTCGGACGAAGGCCGCTATGGAGGGGGCCATGGTAGGGCTGGCCCTTGGCGCCACCATCGAGGGCGCCACACGCCTCGTGAGGATCGTGGGGCTCCACAAGCGGTTCAAGCGGGGCTCGTTGGACGACGAGACCACTAAGCGCCTGGCTCGGGAGACCGCGGATGCCGAGTTCGACTACGACGACGCTATTGCGATCTACCACGGGAAGGATGAGTCAGTCCTTGCCCTCCGTAACGTGGAGGACCTGGAGCTCGACCCCACACCTTTTATCCACAACATCGAGAACATAGACCCCGGAGACATTGGGGAGTTCATGTGGCACGCGGGCACGAAGGGGAAGGACATTCTCCGGGAAGGCCTGAAGTCACGGCACCAGCTAGGGGGTCAGTCCGGTCTGGGCGGTGGTTCCGTTCACACGGTCTCCGTCACCTACAGCCGGGAGCACGCGGAAAACATCCATGAGATGCAACGGCTCGTCACCAGGATCGCCAAGAACGAAGCCTCGATCGACGACGTGGTGGAGCACTTCGAATTCTATTGGTGGGAGGATCTCGACCTCCACCCGATCATTGAGAGCCTAGAGCCGCATATCGGCCGGAACAACGTCAAACGACTCCTGGGAGTGGGTGAGGATTCCGACTGGGAGGATTTCCTCCTCAGGAAGGGCGTGAACGAGGACGACCACCTGACTCCCATTCAATACATGGAACTTGAGGCCGAAGCCTTCGCCGACGCCTGGAGACAGGTGGAGGAAAGCCTACCGACTAAGGACGCTCAAGAGGCCCTCATGAAGCTCGCCACGGAACTCGATGCCAAGGATCCGGAGCCCATAAGACGCACCCTCATTGTCCACGCGGACGGGGTGCGGGGCATCATCGACCAGTTCGCCCAATACGACCTTGAGGATTTGAACATCTTCCAGGTGGGGGCGAGGAAGGGGGTACAGCCCATCGAGCTCAGACCGCTTGAGGCCGACATCCCCCATCCCGGTCAATCCACCACGCTCCCCTGGGAGTACGAGATCCAGTTCCACCCCGACGACGTGGAGCTCCTCGACCGGATTATCTACAGGAACGAGCGCCAGACCGCGGCCTTGGATACGATAATCCGAGCCCGTGAAGGCTCTGTCCGGAAGCTCCCCCAGGCCAAGATCGAGAAGGCCGTCAAGGAGTACCGCAAGGCCCTCGACGAGGGCGCGGACTACTTCGACCTCCAGCAGCAGTGGGGAATCAACCTAGGGCTCCTGGTCAAGAACTACGAGGACACGAAGGTCCTCTCGAAGGCCGTAGAGGAGGCCCTGAAGAAGGAGCACATGGGTGCCCGGTTCCTCGACTCGGCGGCTCCCAAGACCTATGAGGAGCTGCACGAGCGCGCCCTGACGAAGTTCAAGGAGGTTTTCGGTAACGGTGCGACCCTTGACGACCTCCGGAACTGGGCGGCTGACCTAGGTTCCTCGAACCTCGACGAGGCCGCGGTGAACCTGGACGCCGGGTTCATGGTCCTACACGCCCTGGCCGGTGACATCTCGCGCGTTGCGCGGGCGCTCGACCTTATGGACGGCCCTGAGGCTGTTGGGCTCCAGGGGCTCCTTGAAGAGATGGTGGAGGCCTTCGCGGATATCCAGCTCCGTGTACTAGGCGGACGATCGGAGTCCGGCCGACTCCTGAACTTCATGAAGAAGGCCGGCCAGCTACCCAGCGAAGTGGGTAAAGCAGCCCAGGAGGCCCTCCAGGCCGGGGCAGAAACCGCCGGGGGCCGCTCCGCACTCACCCCAGCCCAGGCTAGGGAGCTCGCTAGGAACCTCAGGATGGCTGAGGGGAACCCTGAGCTCATCCGTAAGGTCCTGGAGCACACCGTCAACGTACACCGGAACTGGGATAACGACCCCAGGCTCATGGACAAGATCAATTGGTTCCGGACCAATATGCTCCTGAGCGGTCCCAAGACCTTCCTGGTGAACGCCATTAGCAACGCCATCACCCTGTTCCAGGTCCCCGTCGAGCACATGTGGGCGGGACTGAGGAGCGGGAACAGGGAGCTCGTGGATTACGGCCGGGACGAGATCGGAGGGATCTTCTCCTCGATCTCCGAGGCCTTCTCCATGGCCCGTAAGTCCTGGACCTCGGACATGAACATCCTCGACCCCTCCTTCAGGACGGACGAGGGGCTTACCGCCATGGGCCCCAGCCCGTTGAACACCATCGGCCAGTGGGCGAAGACCATGGTGGGGGTTCCCGGAAGGGCCCTCATGGCTACGGATGAGTTCTTCAAACAACTCTCCTACCGCGGCCACGTCCTCGCCCAGGCGAAGGCCACGGCTCGGGAAGACGCCGTAACCCGTGGGCTCCGTAGGGGCACCAAGGAGTTCCACGAGTACGTCGCCAAGAGGGCAGCAGAGGCCCTCGAAGGGGCCTTCACCAAGGAGGGACACGCCCTGAACCCCTTCGCCCTGGAGAACTCGCGCTACGTCACGTTCCAGAACGAGCTCGGCTACGGGTTCGGACAGACGATACAACGCGCCGTCAACGAGCACCCCTTCCTACGCTTCATCCTACCCTTCGTGAGGACCCCCGTGAACCTCTTCCGGTTTACCTGGCAGCGGACACCCGTGCTGGGCCGGTTCCAGAGACAGCTACGGGAGGACCTCGCCGCCGGCGGGTACCGTGCAGAGATTGCCAAGGCCCGCTTGGAGGCCGGGTGGGTTCTATGGGGCTCGGCTGCCGTACTCGCCATGGGCGGACACATCACGGGCGGCGGACCCTTCAATCCGAATGTCCGGAAGCAGTGGCGCGACCTAGGCAACCAGCCGTATTCCTTCCGGCTCCCGAGCGGGGAGCAGATCAGTTTCCACCGCGGGGATCCTCAGTTCACACCCTTGGGGATCATCGCGGACGCCGTGGAGGCCGCGGGCGAGCTGGGCGAGGAGGATGCCACACAGGTAGGGTTCGCGGTGGCAACCGCCATTGCCGCTTCCGCCACGTCCAAGACGTTCCTCACGGGGCTCTCAGAGGTCTTTGAGGCCCTGGGGGACGGACACCCGGAGGTGGTGAAGCGCACCCTCACGAACATGGCGACCTCGTTCACCCCCAACTTCCTGAACCAGATCAACGCCGACGAGGTGTTTCGGGAGGCTCGGTCCCTCGTAGACGAGTTCCGTAGGAGGCTCCCCGGGTTCTCCGACCAACTGGAGCCTCGGCGGAACCTGTTTGGGGAGCCTGTTCTGAAGCCGGCCATGGCCTTCGGGATGGAGTTCGGCGGGGTGGGCGATTACGTCAACCGCTTCCTGAACCCCTTCACCACCATGAAGGTCGAGGAGGACTGGGAGACCTTCCAGGCCCTCACGGACCTCGGTAAGGCCCTGCCCTACCCCCAGCGGACCCGTATGGAGGGTAAGATCGACCTAGCCGACCGGAAGAAGTACGACAACGGCACCGGCCAGAGCCCTTACGATCGGATGTTCGAGATCGTGTCCAACCCCTCTTGGGGCCCGCCCCTGCGGGAGGCCCTACGGGACCTCGTGCAGAGTAAGGCCTTCCAGAGGCTCGGGGCTGGAAACGACACCTTCCGGGGCGGCGCCCGTCACGAGATGGCCCGCCGCCTGGTCTCGCGGTATTACCGCGCCGCCGAGAAGCAGATCCTCTTGGAGTACCCAAAGCTCCGCGAGGAGATGCAGGCCCTCACCGAGCGCCGGCTCGAAGGGTTCATCGGCACCGGACAACTCGAACGGGACGAGGAGCTCCTCGGCTTCTAACCCCTCCCATCACCCCCGGGCCCTGGGGGATCGCACCCTCAGGGCCCCCTCCACAACCCACCGATGAATGACTTCAGCATCACCGAGTTCCTTCAGGCCTTTGGACGCCTAGAGGGAAAGGTGGACCACCTCCTCCATCTGGAGCACGAGCGCGTCAAACGTGAGACAGTCATGGAGCAGCGGGTCCGCTCGCTAGAAAACTGGCGGTCATGGATCACCGGGGCCTTCGCGCTCCTGGGGGCCCTCTACGCCGCCCTCCTCAGAATCCTGTAGAGCTATGAGTCACGACCCACAGCGGGAACGGGTCGAGGCCCATGCCGAGATCGCGAAGAGGCTCCAGGACAAGCTCCTCAAGGCCTACGAAGCCCTCCTCGATAGTGGGGAGGCGACGGCCCAGGACCGTAAGAACCTTCAGGACCTCCTCCTCCGTAACGGCTGGACCTTCGACCTGCAAGCCATCCCTCAGAGCCTCAAAGATAAACTGACAAAGCACATCGCCTTCGACGACGACCTCAACGAGCAGTTCCTCCGAGTCATGGAATGATATGAGATACACACCCGAAGAGATTAAGGCTGCGGGCCTTGACGACTTCAGGGTGTTCCTCGTGCAGGTTTGGGATTTTCTAGGCCTTCCCCCACCCACGCCGGTCCAGTTAGACATCGCATGGTGGCTACAGCACGGCCCGAAGTACATGGTCATCATGGCCTTCCGGGGCGTGGGGAAGAGTTGGATCACGGCTACCTTCGCCCTCTGGAACCTTTTCAGGGATCCAGATTTCAAGGTAGAGGTGGTCAGCGCCGGCGGTGATCTCGCGAACGACATCTCGAAGTTCGTGCTTCAGATGATTCGCGAGATGCCGCTCCTCCAGTTCCTAGAGCCCCCACGGGACCGGAGCTCCTCTAAGGGGTTCCATGTAGGCCCTGCAAAGCCCGCCAAGGACCCCAGCTTCAAGAGTGCCGGCATCACCGGCCAGATCACCGGGACACGCGCCGACCTCATCATCGGTGACGACGTTGAGATCCCGAAGAACTCCTACACGCACCACCTACGCGAGAAGCTGAAGGAGGCCACGAAGGAGTTCGCTGCGATCCTGAAGCCTGAAGATCACGCGCGGATCATCTACCTGGGTACCCCCCAGGTGGAGGAGAGCCTTTACACCGAGCTCCCCCGCCGGGGCTACCGAGTCCTGGTGTGGCCCGCCGAGATCCCTGAACACCCTGACAACTACGACGGCACCCTCGCGCCCTACGTCCAGCGAATGATCGAGGAAGGGGCGAAGCCTGGGGATCCCGTCGATCCGGTCCGGTTTCCCCGCCCTGTCCTGGATGAGAAGCTGGCCGAGTACGGCAAGTCCGGCTACGCGCTCCAGTTCATGCTCGACACGAGCCCCAGCGCGGCCGACAAGCACCCTCTCAAGCTCTCCGACCTCATCGTCACCGACCTGGACAAGGACATCGCCCCAGTCAAGATGGTGTGGGGGAAGGAGCGTAGTCTCGCCATTGAGGACCTCCCGCCCGGAGGCTTCGCGGGCGACCGCTACTACCGGCCCGCCTGGAAGAGTGACGAGATGGCCCCCTACACGGGGACCGTTATGGCGATCGACCCCAGCGGACGGGGTAAGGACGAGCTCGCCTACGCGATTGTCAAGATCCTCCACTCAACGCTCTACCTCGTGGACGTGGGCGGATTCCGGGATGGCTACTCGGAAGAGACCCTCAAGGCCCTTGCAGCCGCCGCGGCGCGGCACGGGGCCCACAAGATCATCACCGAGAAGAACTACGGCGGCGGGATGTTCGACGAGCTCCTGAAGCCGTACCTCCGGGAAATGGGCACCGGAGTCATCGACGAGGAATGGAACGGGTGGTCTGTGGGGATGAAGGAGTCCCGGATCCTCCAGACCCTTGAGCCCGTGGTCCAGCAGCACCGCCTCGTCGTAGACCGCCGCGTGATCGAGAAGGATATCGAACTCCTCCAGCAGGAGCGGACGCGAGCCTACTCCCTCGTCTACCAGTTCACCCGGATGGAGAACACCCGCGGCGCCCTCGCCCATGAGGACCGCTTGGAGGCCGTTGCCATGGCCTGTCAATACTGGGTGGAACGGATGAACCAGGACCGGGACAAGGCCATTGAGGCCCGGCGCGAGGAGCTCATGGAGGAGGAGATCCGGAAGTTCATGGAGCACGCCTTGGGCGGAGGGTCTAGGCGTCATTCATACATCAATCTGAACTAGAAAGGAGGCGGCGGATGCCGCGGCGTGATTCAAACCTTCCGTCGCATCCTGGACGGCCCTACTACTACCCTGGGGGAGGCCCTGGGGGTGGCAACTACCTAACCATAGAAGAAGCAGATTCTCGCTATTTCCGCCCTGAGGTTGGCGGGTCGATACGCGGGAATACTAGGTTCCATGGGCTTGTCCTCGACGGTGAGGACAGGCCCTTCACCCGACTCACGACCTCCAACAGGGCTCCTACGACCTCTGACGAAGCCCCTGAAGGAACCCTATGGGCCTATACAGGTTCCCCAGGATCCGGCGGGGTCTCTCAGGTCCAGGTAGAAGACGACAACACCAGCCCGACCGTGGCCTCCCTCCTAAAGTTCCAAGGAGATGTCCTCTCCGTAGTGGGCGGGGTGGCCGAGTTCGACCTGGACGGGCGTTACTACCCCCGTGACGAGATCGACGACCTCTTCCTAACGAAGGACGCCGCGGACAGTCGGTTCTTTCGGCCTGACGTAGGGGGGCTGATCTCCGGAGATCTAGTCTTCGGGGGGAGCTTGGAGGATACCAGCGGGCGCCCGATCACGAGGCTCCAGACCTCCAACAGGGCCCCTACGACCTCTGACGAAGCTCCTGAAGGTACCCTGTGGGCCTACACAGGTAATCCAGGCCAAGGGACCGCCACAAGGGTCCAGATCGAGGATGACATCACAGGCCCACTCACCGCGGAGCTCCTGAAGTTCCCTGGGGACCTGATCAACGCCTCCGGTCCGGTGGCCGAGCTCGACTTCGATGGCCGCTACTACACCAAGGAAGCCAGTAACGAGCGCTACTACACCAAGGAGGACAGCGACGGCCGGTTCTTCCGACCTGACGTGGGTGGGCTGATTTCCGGGGACGTGGTCCTTACTGGAACCGTAGAGGACGGAGAGGCCCGGCCCTTCGCCCGGCTTCAGACCTCCAACAGGGCTCCTACGGCCTCTGACGAAGCCCCTGTAGGTACCCTATGGGCCTACACGGGGGTTCCCGGCGACGGGGGCCCGTCCAGCGTCCAGATCGAGGACGACACTGAGGGTCCCGCCGTAGCCTCTCTCCTCAAGTTCCAAGGGGACGTGTTCTCGGTGGTTGGTGGGGTCGCTGAGTTCGACCTGGATGGGCGTTACGCAGCCCTCAGTCACCGCCATCCCTGGGGAGAGCTCGATGACGCACCCGACACGGCTACCCGGTGGCCCTCATGGTCTGAAGTGTCCGGTGAGGTCCCTTTCTACACGAAGAACGAGGCGGACGGCCGATACTTCCGGCCGGCGGTGGGGGGCACCGTGGACGGGGATGTAGTGTTTGCCGGGGTTGTCGAGGATCCGGAGGCCCGGCCCTTCACCCGACTTCAGACCTCCAGCAGGGCCCCAACAGGCTCTGACCAGGCCCCTGAAGGGACTCTGTGGGCCTACGCGGGCCCTCCCGGCAGCGGAGGAGTCTCGCAGGTACAGGTGGAGGGCTCGGACGGAACCCCCCGAACGGTCAGCCTCTTCCGATTCACGGACATCCAGATCGGAGGATCGGGCGCTGTAGCTTCCATCAGCTTCGACAGCCGTTACCGAAAGATCGGGGACAGACTGGCCTGGGGAGACCTGGACGACGTACCGGGAGTCTTCCCTCCTGAGAACCACACGTTGGAATCCCACTCAGGCTCCCTGGGCTGGGGGCGTCTTACGGGGTACCCCAGCCTGACGGCCGGCGCCGGGCTTACCGGGGGCGGGTCCTTATCCTCGTCGAGGACCGTGGCCGTGGACTTCGGCACCGGAAGCAACCAAGTGCCGAGAGGGAACCACAACCACGATTCCCGCTACCTACGCCCCTCAGTGGGAGGTAACATCAGCGGGGACCTGTTCCTCACGGGTGCGGTAGAGGACGGGGACGGACGCCCCTTCACGAGGCTCACGACCTCGAACCGCGCTCCCACGGACTCAGACCAGGCCCCTGAAGGGACTTTGTGGGCCTACACGGGCTCTGCGGGTCCCGGCGGTGGTGTTACCCCTATCCAGGTCGAAGACGACTCCCTGGGGCCTGTAGAGGCCTCTGTGTTGAAGTTCCAGGGGAGCGTACTAGACGTGGTTGGAGGCGTTGCCAGCCTCGACCTCGACGGAAGGTATTCGGCCCTGGGCCACACCCACTCGTGGGGAGAGATAAGCGGGAAGCCCGCCTCGTACACCCCTACCGCCCACACCCACCCCTGGGGGGAAGTAACCGGGAAGCCCGCAACGGCGACCCGTTGGCCCTCGTGGTCCGAGGTCACCAACAAGCCCTCGACGTTCGCCCCTAGCGCGCACACGCACGGAGACAGTGACCTACCGACCGAGATGTCAGCAAAGGAGTTTGCGACCACTCTTGGTAGCATCCGCATCGGGGGAGGTACCGGGAACTACCGGGCGTATAACTTCACGACTCGGAGCTCCAACGCCACCTGGTATTTCGACCGGGCAATCGTTGAGTACCTGGAGTTCCGTAGACACGAAAACGGCGGAGGATTCTCCAGCCCATTCCGTTTTGACTTCATGGACGACTCGCTTAGGGTCGCGGGAGATCTTCGGGCGGGCGCTGTATACGACAACAACACGCGGGTCTCCGTAGAAGGCCACACCCACCCCTGGTCCGAAGTGACCTCGAAGCCCGCAACGGCTACACGGTGGCCATCATGGTCTGAGGTGACGGGGGCCAAACCTTTCTACACCAAGGGGGAGGCGGACGGCCGATACTTCCGGCCGGCGGTGGGGGGTAGTGTGGGCGGGGATGTGGTGTTCGAGGGGAGCGTTACGGACTCCGATGACAGGCCCTTCACGAGGCTTCAGACGGCCGAGCGGGCGCCTACAGGTTCCGACCAGGCCCCTGAAGGGACTCTGTGGGCCTACACAGGTTCCCCAGGCACCGGGGGCGGTTCCTCACAGATCCAGTTCGAAGACGACGTGGTAGGGCCGACGACGGCCGGCGTCCTCCGATTCCAGGGGGAAGTCCTCAGCGTTGTCGGCGGCGTTGCCAGCCTCAACCTCGACGGGAGGTACGCCCTATCCCAGCACGGGCATGGCTGGGTAGAGGTCTCTGGAAAGCCGGCCACGGCGACCCGTTGGCCCTCGTGGTCGGAAGTTACGGGGAAGCCCAACACGTTCACGCCCGCCAACCACACCCACCCCTGGTCTGAGGTAACGGGGAAGCCCGCAACGGCTACCCGTTGGCCCTCGTGGTCGGAGGTCGCCAGCAAACCCTCTACCGTATCGCAGTCAGAGGCCGAAGCGGGTTCGTCCTCTACCATCCGAATGTGGACGGCCCAGCGGGTAAGACAGAACGTGGAGGCGTATGCGTCCCCTCTG